CTAGACGATTACGAGGAAGGTACTTGGACACCAGTATTAAGGGGTGCTTCAACGGCAGGTACATACGAATTTGCAACTTCCAATGCTCATTATACAAAAGTCGGCAGAATGGTGAATATTACTGCTAACCTTGTTTTATCGGCAAGTGTAACTGGTGGCGGTACTGGTTATGCTAAAATTACTGGCTTACCCTATGGAAAAGCAGCAGGTATGGCTCCACAAGGTAGTGTTCTTTTTAGAAGTGTTGATTTTGCTGATGATGCTGATTATGTAACTGTGGAATTTGTTTCAAGTGGTACAAGTTCTGAAATATATTTTCCTGCTACAATAGATAATTCAAGCGGAAATGATACGAATATATCAGCATTCGGCAATAGTAGCATTATAAATTTATCATTAACTTATTTTACATAAATCAATGTTAGAAAAACAAGAATCATATTCAAAAATAGAAGTCCTAGAATCTGGACACATACAACTTCGTAAAACAATGAAGGTACTAGATGATGGGCAAGTCATTTCACAATCTCATCATAGAAGCGTAGTAACGCCATTAGACGATATTACTAGCTTACCACAAAGCGTTCAAGACGTTTGCAACGCTTACTGGACTGACGATATTCGCTCAAACTTTAACTCTGACTCAGAATAATGAACTGGAAAATTAACACACTAGAATACACTAACGACTCTGACAAAGGGGTTGTAACGGCACACTGGGATTGCTCCCATACTGAAACCGTAGGAGAGGGCGATGACGCTTTGTCTTACTCAGGCAGACGGTACGGTTCTTGCTCTTTCCAACCTGAACCATCTTCAGAGGATTACATCGCTTTTGATGACTTAACCGAAGAAATCGTTCTTGGTTGGGTTAAAGCTGAAGTAGGCGAAGAAGATGTTGAAGCAAGTATAACGGCACAAATCGAAGCAAAAAAGAATCCTGCGACTTTGAAAGGATTGGCTTGGTAGTTATATTTGGTCATAACCTTAAACATAAAGCGAGCAAACACGTATGAACGAACAACGAATAGAAGAGTTAGAAGCCTTTAAAGCTAAACTCGAAATGCAATTGAACGAAACCGTATTCTTGATTCAAGGGTACAAAAACGCAATAGAAAATCAACAAGATGATGTACCAGAACAAGTCGAAGAAGTCTGACCCAAACAAAAAGAAAAAGCCAAACGCCCAGAACGGAAGAATGGCTTTTATGAAAAAGACTGGTCGTAGTAAGAAAGGCTAGTTTATACCCATCTCTGGAAAGTCCTCAAAGTAGGGCTTTTCTTTTTTGGTGGCATGAGCGTGTCCATCAAAATACCCTTTTATGTATCCTTCCTTAAATGCCTCAGTGATTGACTTCTCTGAGGCTTCTATTTGTTTCATGCTAGAGCCAAAAATGTAGCCGATGTACCCAAACGTAATCGACAAAGATAAAACGGATATAATTGTCATAAATTAGCCCTCCTCAGAAATTTTTGCTTCTATATTTTGCCGTAGACGAGCGTTCTCTACCAAAGCCATATCCAAGTATGACTTTATGGCTTGCGTTGCTCTAAGGCGATTCTCGTGCGAATTGAAGCATCTTTTGTTTATCAGGTGATTTACGGTGCTGTGGTCTCGATAGTTCAACTGATTCCCGATAAATTTCTGCGTAAAACCAAGATAAGTTAGTGCGAACACCACAATTTGTTTGGCATCTACTATTTCTTGATGTCGATACTTGCTCTTTATCAATTTTTTAGTGATGCCCGTCTCTTCGGCTACGTGCTCAATAATGTAATCTGCTATGACCATTTGTATCCTTCTTTTTTAATTGTGCACATTTAAGAGTTTTTGTTGTGCATATTTTAGATAAATAAAAAAGGGCAACCCACGATTAAGCGAGATGCCCTCTGTTAATGTGTTATCCACAATCTACAGAAGTCGAGATATATAGTCAAGCATTTTTTTTGCTTGTAAGCGATTGTAGCTTCTTCGCCCTGTGAGCCAATCTCTTAGCAAGAGATATTTTCTGGGTAGGTCTTTAGAGCGGTAGTATCTATGTGCATACCAGTGTGGGTCGTTCTGTACCTCACACCAGAACACCATCGCTGATAGTTCGTCTTCGGAGGGCTTACCGTGTCCCTTTGGGGAGAGAAGCTGATAGATTCGTTCCTTGAACTTGTCTGACCACTCCACTCCCATGTAGACGGCAACGTGCTTTGAGAAGTCCACCATAGAGTACGGACTACTCTTGACTGTATCCTTAATTTCTTCAAGGGTCATTTTGCCTCTGGTTCAGGCTTCTCTTTTTTGATGGTCTGAATCACACCAATGATGGCTAACATCAACGCTGCAATGGATTCGTACATATCAGGTTGTACGGTCACGCCAATAGCACCAGCTATGGCGGTTACCCCTTGATACGTGGAGGGTTCTTTTAGTCGGGATTTTAACCAGTTCCAAGTCATAGTTACGGCTCTTTTGTTAATGATAAATACAGTGAAGTCAATGATAGGAAGGATACGCTCCCTACTCAATACCTTTTTACGTCTAGTTACTTCAGGCATCTTAGTTTCTTTAACGGTCTTCAGCTTGCCTTGAGGTATGTTACGGTTATCTATCGTAACCGTTTTTATTTTCTTTCGCCCTTGTATTGCCATTTTCCGTCCTCATCCGCTTCAAATTCGTGGTATCTGTCCCCTTTGTGGTCACAGTGTATAAACTTCTGGTCTGGGTAGTAACAGATACGCTTGTAGTCGGACGCTCTAAGCTCTTCTAGTAACAACTCCATATTAGCGCACGTGTAATCAACAGCTCCTAACCCAGTAAAGGTGTGTTCGCTGGTTCCGCTTCTGCCGTGCGACAATTCCCATTCTAACGAGCGATACCCTGAGTTCTGGGATACTTGTATGGGTTGACCTATCCTGTGTCGTATCTGGTTAATTATGGGCTTGTGGTACTTCTCTATCTTATCAACTACGTGAATAGGAACATTAACCATGACCCTATCCACTAAGAATTCTTTAATGCTAAAATAATCGTAGTACATACGCATTTTGTTAGTTAAATGATAAAATTTAGGTAGTTACCACCAAAATATCAATACCAATAAAAAAGGGGCATTGCTCGCACAAGCCCCCTCTTCCTTTATTCTGATGTAGTCGATTACATCGAAAACCAAATAGTTGAGTAAGTAGTATTACCTAATCTCAACAACATATCATCCTAACAGTGTGCCATGCCTATAACTTTAAGCGAAAAACTAAAAAGTTATAAATATAGTTAAGTTAAGGTATCGGTATCCCTACCGAAAAAGAATGGGGGCTTTCACACCCTCCATTCATAAGGAATACTAAATGAAAATACACTACCAAAATAGTTTCTCTAGTATGTAGCGTAGAATCGGGTCTTTATCAAAAGGGCAGTGCTGCCTCAACCGCTGCTGCTGGAGCATCGGCATCTTCCCGTTCCGCTACGGTCACGGCTCCTTCAGTGTACACTACACGTCCGTTGCCTAAATATACTTTTGGTTCTCCTGCCTCTCGCTGTTCCTTCGATTGGCTCATTGCAATACTAGCATTGTTTCCAAACCTAGTTTCATCATTAATGAACACGGTAACGTTGGCATACGTGCCTTTTTTACCAGTTACTAATGCGTCTTTAGGGATTTTTGTTACGTCTATTGAAGCGTTTATAATTGTCGCCATTTTTCTTTGATTAAGTTATAGTTGAAGTTGAAATATAGGTGTCCGCCTCGTTAAAGTCAATAGTTATGTGCCATTTAAAGAGCGATACTACTCTCAACTTCGTCACCCCAAACATCCCAACCTTCTGTTGTTTGCCGAGCAAATAATTCAACTCTTGGCAAATCCCCACAAAGTTCAACTATTCTTTGCCTAACCTCATCAGGTTTTTTACTATGCTCTAATCTTTGGCTTTCAATATAAGCCCTTACATTATGTTTCTTTACAAGTTTGTGTGCACCCTTACCCTTTGTGGCAAGTAAACACAATTCAACTCCACTTTTCATAGTATATGCGCCCATAAAACAAACTTGTTTACCTTTCTTGGTTTTCTTTGCCCAAACAAAACCAACGGTCTTATATTCAAACCCCCAACTTTTTATTACCTCAATACATTTAGCCAAGTGATAATCGGTTGTCCAAATAAAAAGAATTGCATTATTATCAGAAATATCTTTTATGGGCAAATTCATTATTTCTGTTGAACTCATTACTGAATAGGGTGGTCGCCTCATTCCCTTAACGGTAGTGCAATTTGGTTTTGC